CCATTGTGCCGTAAGTTTGATTGATTAGGTGTCAGCTTACATCTGTGTGGATTTCAATAGCGCAATCAGGACGCAAGATCCCGGTGCCTAATGCCATGGAAGCAACCATGAACGTACCTTGCCATAAAGCATGAACGTCACCACCAGTGGTTTCCATCTTGAGATCCATCAACTTAACGGTGCCTGCGCACATAGGGTTCCATACCAACGCTACTGACTTGGTGTAGTCAGCATCGTATGCGTTGTTCTCACCACTTGCCGCAGTGCGGTTGGTGGTAGGCAGATGGTTGGACTTGATAATGTCAATGCCAGCCACCTTAAGAACGGTGCCGTCGGCATAAGCGCCTTGGCCGCCCCAATCGCGGTTAATGACAGTGGTCTCTTGTACTAACTTGTAGTACTCAGCTGGAGCTAGACAGCAGTAGCGGTCGCCTTCAGGCAAGTTGTTCTCATCCATCTTCTGTGCTGCTGCAAATAATGCAGTAGCCAGTTGAGCACCAGTGATTGCAGCTTTAGAAGTAGCAACAATCTTGATCCGGGTGCCGCCAGGGAGATCAGTGTTGAAGTTGGTGGCGGTACGTGCGGCCTTAGCAATTACAGCAGCTACGTTTTTGTCGTAGGTGTAAGCAAGTGCATTACCCATCTCAGCTGAGAACTGAGAACGCACGTCATAGTGGTTCTTAGCTTCATCAATGTCAGGCAAGAACACAGAGCTGATCAGCTTGTCGTCAATGTTAACGGTAGCTTCAGCAACTTTCTGCTGGTTGCCAATGATTTGGTTGCCAGGTGTGTGGTAACTGGCAGAGTTCAAACCAATGATGGGGAACTGTGCAGTTTTGCCAGAGCTAATAGTGCGAACCTTGTGAAGGGCTTCAAACACTGTGGCTTTACGGAAGGCAGTCAGGACTTCACCAGCCCAGACTTTCAGGAACATAGCGTTGTCGCCGGCAAAGCTGCCGCCGCCAGCGTTATTAACTAGACCTAAGCGCGTTGCGTCAAAATTTGGTGCAGCCATTGTTTTTTTCCAAGAGTTGTTGGGTTAGGTTTCCCCGACCTTGAACTCCTCATCCACTGGGGGTGTCCGTCGCAACGGGCCGTCGTATCAGTGAGTGGGTCTAGGTGCGCAAACTATAGTACAAAAGGATGGCCCCGGTAACCCAGGGCCATAAATTAAAAGACGTTAGATCTGCTTAGTTTGGCTTGTACTTTCTTCCTAAATGCAGGGTCTGACTTGTATTTAGGATCGCCCATTGCCTCAACAACTTGTGCTGTTGACTCGTATACATCCCCATCAGTACTAGGTTTGCGGCCACCGTACAGTCTGGGTTCACGACCGGCCGAGCCAGTATATCTGGCGTAGATGCCAGCAACAGCAAGCTTAATTGCTGGCAGCGGTTGGGTATTAACAATGTTGTCGTAAGCGTCAATCTCGTCTTTGCTTAGGTTGGTGGCAGCCCATTCAACCATTGCGTTGTACTCTTTCTCTCCACCAACAACAGCCTTTACATCGTTCACTTGCTGCATATTCATTTGAGAATCAGCAGCAGCCTTGTAATTTAAGCCAGCCAGGTAAGCATCAACCATTTCGGTTGAGAAGCCAGCTTCATTTAGCTGCGCATAATCTTCCTTGGCTAGCTCCCCTGACTCCTGCCAGCGGCTATTCATGTCAGAGAAATCAATCTCTGCTTCTTCCAGCCTGCTGCCAATTAGATCGCCATAGATCTCTTTAGCTCCACGAACATCAGGTTGTGCTTCGCCTTCTGGCTCAGCTTCTTCTGTATCACTGGGCTCTTCTACGTTCTGTTCGTTGCGGTTTTTGCTGAATTGAGACTGCAGCTCCTTGTACGCTTTTTCTAATTCGTCAACAGATTTGTACTTGCCAGCTAAAAGATTCCCCTCCTCGCTGGTATCTTCTTGTTGGTCTGCTTCAAGGAAAGCTATGTTGTCAGCTGATAAAGCTGGAGACTCTTCCGTTTTAATTGTTACGGGTTCAGGCATGGTGGTGGTAGCGATGGTTAGTTAATGGTGATTTGTTGGGGGTTGTCGTAAGTGACAACAGGAGAAGGTAAAGGCGCGACCCAAGGGGCCCTTACAAAAGCAGGGTTAGCTTCAGTAATTACGATCTCATCCGAGGGGGGGTGGGGTTCCACCGGGAAGTTCTTGGCCAGGAGGGACACCTCCTGGTAATTGTTGCTGGCTTGCGATGTCGGGGAGTCTGTTAGGGACTCCTTGTTCACTGAACTGCGGGCCATAAGGTGCTCCATCTTGTGTGTAGTTTTTAACCAATTGGCCTAAAGCGGGGGACTTCAAGCCTTGGCTTAAAGTGTTCATCTGTTGTTGCTGTTGCATCTGCTCGTTAGCCGCTGAGGCTTCGCCGTCAAGTTGCTCTTTCGTCTTAACCAAATTGGTAGTGTCGATAGATTCACTGTTGGCTAAACGCCGCAACGCCTCGTCTACATTAATGTATTTCTGCAATACTTCTGGCCCTAACGCTTGGCCGATAGTAGTTAAGAAGTCTACCAATTTGTTTCTATCGTCACCACGCCCAATGGCTTCAAGGCCAGTAACAGGTTTAGGATTAACTAAAGCTTTACCTCCTTCGCCTTTGGGGAAAGCCGGTAGTTTGCGTTGCTTGCGCATGACGTACATTAAGCGACGCACTAACGGCAGCTGTAACTCCTGCGTAAGGATTGAATACAAGCCACCAATACCAGCTTCTAATTCCTGGCTCATGTACTTGATCTCTTGCGCTGTTACCCGTTCACCTGGCCGTTGGATAGCAGTATTAAGTAGGAACGCAAATTGAAGACGGCCTTCAATACGTTCGATAATGCTGGTTGCAATAGATAGGTCTTGCGCTTTCTCGCTTTGGATAACAGTTACGTCAGCTGCATTGCCTTGGATGATTGCACCGTTAGGGGCATTAGCCAAAGTGCGTGGACGTGTAGTGCCGTTAGGGTTTACAAGGAATAAGATCTTGGCCGCGGCTGCACTACCTTCAAGCACTGCTTGGTATAGCGACTCAAGTGCCAACAGATCACCGTAATATTCTTCAACGTAACCACGCCCATACTCTTCCCCATCCACACGGTTAAACCGCAGTGGTATCCATGGTGATACGTCAGCGTCACACATGCCGTGAGTATTAGGAATCTCCTTGCCATAAGCTTCTTGATACCAGTGCACCTTGCCTTCTTCGTATTCAACGTGGGTGTAAAGCTTGCAAGTCTTTTGGCTCGCGTACCCTTCCTTGTCAGAATCGTCTTGGCTTTTTACTTCATCTAAGAATCCTTCAGGTAATACTTCAGGATAAACTTCTTCTTCTACTACGATTTCGCTGACGTTCCCCATGGGATCACGGCTTAACGCATAACGGTTGAGGTGTATTACACGGAAGCCTTCCTCCGCTACATACAACAACACGTTGCCGCCAACTAATAAATGTTTAAACGCTTCGTGCATGGACGCACGGCCATTAGCCGTCTCCATCGCTGACATAACTGCGTGCTCTACGTTGACTAAAGCGCTATCAAATTCTGCCTTAATTTGTGGTCCATTTTCTGTAGCACGTAGGACAAGATCATCAATTTCTAGCTTGAAGAATGCAGCGTTAGGCGGGAACAGGGTAATCAGTAACTTACTGGCCAAGTAGTTAACGCCTCTTGCCCCAAGCGATTGGTACGGGGTCTTAAGACTGCCGCGATCCTTTTCGCCTGAGTCAGGTATCAAGGTAGGGATGGTCACCTTGCTGCAATCTCTTGCTCGTTGCAGGTACACATCACGCATAGAGACCAACCGCTGGTATCTAGCAGCTGCGGTTATCCCGCTTTCATAGTCTTTCATCTCAGCAGCCGTATGCGATTGCCGGTCTACGTTGCTGGTTAGTTTTAAGTTCATTAAACGGCAGGGATGGATAAGCCACCAACTCCGCCGGCTCTATCAATGCGCAGCTTCTTGCGACCAAATCCTTGGCGTATTTTGGCTGCGCCTGTTCCGACGCCGGTTCGTTGGGCCGCGTCGGCTGCAGTTAAAGCTGACGCTGCTGAACCTGCAACTGGGGCAGGTGGTGGTGGTGGTGGCGCTTGTTGTATTTGTAGTTGTTCTTTGTATCGGGCCTGCTGCTCATCTCTAAATTCTTGTTGTTGCGCCCTTGAACTTTCTTGCGTTTGTCTTATCAAGTCCGTCATTTGCTGCTGATAAGCGCTTTGAGAAGATTGCCTTTCTGCACTTTGCTGGGTTTGGTACGCTTGCTGCTGTTCGTATTGCTTTTGCTGCATAGCCATGTAATCAGCTTGTTGCTGCTGTATCTGCGCCTGTTGCGCTGCCATCGCTTGGGTTTGCTGGTCCCGCTGCGCTTGTGCTTCTGCCATTATGCGGTTCTGATCTGCCCTATAAATTTCCTGTTGCTGCGCTGCTTGTGCTTCTTGGGCGGCGCGTTGTGCTAACGCTGCTTCTTCTTGCTGCCGTTGCGCAACAATTTGATTATTGCGCTGCATGTTTGCGGCTGCTTGCTGATAAAGCATTGCCTCTTGATTTGGTTTTGGAGCTGCGCCACCGAAACACATGAGTTAACTCGCGATGTCTTGTTGCTGTTCATCGTAGATTGCCCGCAACATGCGCACAACCTGGCGTTGTCCAACCTTAAACCAGATTTCCCGGTCAGTGTCGTCCATGTTTGGGCTTCGTTCTGGGATCAAACGGTCAAGCATTGTAATTAACGCTTCGTCAATTGCTGGCCAGAGTTGGTCATCCATGCGATTGGATCTCCTTATCCGTGTTTGGCTCCCATAATTGCACAGCGTTGTCTGCGTAGTTGTAATCCCCATCACGCAGGATGCGAGCAAGCCTTGCGTTAAGAATCGCTTTATTGAGTTCAAGTCCTGCCTTTGCGTATGCACGCAACACTGCTGCCCACATCTGGGTTAAATCTTTGGTGCCTTCTAATATTTTTGCTGCAGTTTTAGGACCGCAACCTTTGATGCCTGGGTAATTGTCGGCGCTATCGCCAGTCAAAGTTTGTTTCATCCAATTAAAATTGGCTTCCGCCTCTGTTGTGCACACAAGTTCGTTGTTAACCAATAGCTTGCCTGGGATGGTGCGCATGTCTTTATCAACTGCCACCATTACCGGATCGTTAATAGTGCCGTCTGTCATAAGCAAACCCATCACGTCGTCGCCTTCCAAGCTTGGGATCACCTTGCTTGAGTAGGCATTTATTAACGCTTCCCTTGACGCTGCAAGTGCAAGCGGCTTACGTCTGCCAAAACGGTTCTGCTTGTATTCCGGGAATAGCGAGGCACGAAAGCCTGGATAATCTGACAGGCACATAACCAAATCACTATGGCCTGTTAATTTTTTCCATTGACCAACCTTTCCCTGGATAAATGCTTGCACCGCAAGGGGTTCAGAGTGCAAGGTATGCACATCTTCTGTCCACCTAATGTCTTGCTCAGATGCAGCACAAGCCACATAGAGCAACCAATCGGCATCAATCAAAAGTGTCATAGCAATCTCCTGAATAAAGAACAGAACCTTTTAACTCGAACGTGGAACGGGTTTTACCTTCAGTAAACCCATGCGTTACGGCTTCAGCCGGTATGGGCACTTCGGCTGTGTACCAACGGTGACCACATGCAGTGCAATGCCTGCGTCTAATAACAGTGTTGTTTGAATCAGTGCGGGTGTGGCGAGCGCGGACGCCTGGCTCATCACCGCAGGAGGGGCATTTCATAATGAGGTTGGTGGTGGGTTAAAGGCCAAAGTACTGACTCATTGGTACGGTCAGCCGGCCTGTAGTCATGTCGTACAACAGCTTGTCACACGTACCTGTCTCCCCGCTAAAGCGGTTCTTTAGTACCCGCAGCTGCAATTCATTGCGTTGTGACATGTCGCCTTGCTGGTTGCGTTCAGCTCCTATCACCATGTCGGATAGCTGTGCAATGGCATGGCTGCCACGTAAGTGAGACAGCGATGTTTGCCCACCTTCTTCATGGTTGCGCCCTTCTGGTCGCTTGAGGTGTGACACCAGCACAAGGCCGATGCCTGTTTGTTCAACCACTTGCCGCAACTTGGTGCATGTCAAATCAATAGCCCGCCGCTCGTCTATTTCCGCCAATCCGCTAATGACAATAGTTAGGTGGTCAAGAAAGCAAACATCAGCGCCTTCAACGTCAGCTAAGTACCTGATCTTATTGATCAAATGCTCAGGGTCCATTGAACCAAAGTGGTCGTAAAGAAAACAGCGGCCAGTGCCAAACACTTTGTCAAAGCCTGCCTTCATTTGCTCTTGGGTAACCAAGCTTGGATCTAGGTGTATCGGTTTGTTAAGCTCGATCCCAATGATCCCTTGCATGGACCGCTTAAGCGATTCTTCAAGGGCGATGTACCCAACACGCATCCCATTAGCTAAGAAGTGATGCGCCCATTCCCTGCAGATAGAAGACTTGCCAATCCCACTACCAGCACAAAGCGTAAGCATCTCTCCTTTTCTAAAGCCGCGTGTCATGCGGTTTAATTCAGGCCACGAGTAAGCACAAACAGCACCAGCTTGCGGCTTAATTAATTCATCCCATTGCTCAGCTGCATTAACAATCCCGTCAGGTCTTGACGGTGTGGCCTTCCACAACAGGTCACGTAACGCATCGCCTTCACCGTTAATCAACATTTCGTTGGCGTCTTTACGAGGCAGATGGCAGATAGCTGCTTTGCCTAAAGGCAATACTGCCAAGGCTTCAGTCGCTGCTTTCTGGCCAGGTTCATCGCTGTCAAAGCACAAAATGATCCGATCAAATTGGCTGAGCCATTGCTGGTTAGCAGCCAAATATTTCTTGGCTGACTGCGCCCCGTTAGGTAGAGACACCACTGGGTACTTGTTGCCTTGAACCTGACTGACGCTCATCGCATCAATCTCGCCTTCTGTAACCACAACAAACAAGCCGCCGCGGCCTATGCCTTGCCGCCATAGGTGTTGCCCCCATAGCTGCATTGAGCTGGTGTCACCAACCCAAACAAACCGTTTGTCTTTATCCCGTATGTGTTGCGCTACGACCTGCCCCTGCTGATTGCGGAACTCAGATACCTGCACCTGTTGGTTGCGGTATTCGCTGTATCCGTAATTAAAAAAGGCTGCTGTCTCTTTAGTAATACCTCGGGCTGTTAACGCTTTAACCGTTATGAACGGCAATAAGGGTGTAATCACAGGTGGCAAAATCTCTGGTGGTGGTGGGGTTTTGCCGTCATTCGCACGAGTTGTAAGGCCGCAACCAAAGCAATGGCTGTGGCCATCGTCATATACGGCAAGGTTGTCCTTGCTGCCGCACTTGGGGCATGGGTCATGTCGGATGCACTTGCTCATCAGCTAACCATTCAATGGGTATTCGACCGTTACTCCAAATGAATCCGTGGCGATCAGCCCATTGGCCGTAGCTAATTGAACCAGGCGCTTTAGATAATTTCTTGCGGGCATCCATAAAACAGATTCGTATATCTAGATCAGGATGTTGTTGTTTAACCGCAATCATTTTGCGCCTGTCTTCTGGGCTGAACAAACCTTTGGTCTCTACGATCACCCCGTTAGCCAAAAAGAAATCAGGGGTGTACACATTCTGCAATTGATACGGCAACCCAGTTGTTTCGTAGGTGTACGCCATGCCTCTCTTAAGAAGAGAGGCCGCGATTACTGCTTCAAATTTGCTACGAAATTTAGAAGTCCAAAGGGTCGAACTCGACGCTAGCTTCTCCGTTATACGGGATTGTCTCAGCTTTTTTGCTCGCGCTAGGCGTCCATCCTTCTTCGGCTGAGAATCCATGATCAGTTCCACTACCGCCTTGGGATTTTAGTTCAATGATTTGCACTGCCAACAAACGCAGTGTTACCCCTGCACCAATTGCAGCGGTATAAAACGGGCTGGCTTGGAAAGATATGCGGCCCGTAGTACCTGACCACATGCCGTCTAATGTGCTGCGGTCTTGCACGACACTACCTTGTGCATCAAACAACACAGGCTTGCGTGACCATGCTTTGCCTTCACGATCAATGCCACTAGCTTTGCATTTTGTTTTTACAAAAAACGTTGGCCTGCCATTGGTTTCGTTGTAGCCCCAAGGCAAATCAGTCAGCTTGAATTTTGTTGTAGGTGACTGCGCTTTCAATGAAGCTTTATGCTCTTCAAGGAATTTATCCAGCTGATCAGCAAGTGTTGCCCCTTGATCAACAGGGCAGTGGCCTTGGCATTCGTACCTGCCGTCAGGGCTGAACTTTGTGTCAGGTTCCAGCAACTTTGGGTACTGAAAGGTAAGCAAAGGCGTGGTGAATTTTGCCGAGTTAATAAGGTTGAATTGGTTCATGTGATGAAGTAGGTGGAGTTGCGTACAGAGTTAGTATCAAGTGTGCCCAATGACGGGCGTAGCGGAACTTTGTCCGCCACTTCCTTCGGTATTTGACTTACAAGTTGGGCCGTAATGTTTTCATAGACATTGCTGCTGTATAAGTTGCTAAATGAATTGCGTACGCTGTCGCGTAAAGTTGCCATTTCAGCTGGGGTTGTAGCAAAACAATCGTGTATTCCGCCAAGGTTGGTTACGCCATTAGCAAATGCGTCAATTGTAGTAAATGCCATGTGGCTAGCGTCTAATGAATGGATAACATTAGGGCTTAATGCTGTGCCCATACGTGATATTCTCCAGGACAATTCTCCTATGTACGCATGTACTCTAATGCGCACGTCAGTTAAATACCTAAGCTCAATCCTTTCGCTAGCGTTGTCTGTGTACTTGTGAAAGACAGGCAGCCCCGAAGGCGTTACCCACTTAAGTAATGTCCCAGACTTGCCAGCTAACCGGCCAACAAACTTAAACCATTGCATTGCACTTTTTGCTGGGCCTATTACTTGATCGGTTTCGCGTACAACTATTGTAGTTAAATAATGAATAGCCTTTAGTGCACCCTTCTTAAAGCGCCAGCTTTTTGTATTGCCGTACAGCTCGGTAGTACGTTCATACGCCCAACTTTGCACCTGAGTTATATGGCTTGATCTGCCCGCTGAATACGGCACAGTCATGACGACAGGCTTAAGTAAAGTGCGATCAATGTTTAACTGCAGCCAGCTTTCTGCGTGTTGGTTACCTGCTTGTGCGTCTTCCCGCAAACGGTCCAACACCTTAAGCAAGATTGTTGTATAAATATCAGCAGGCTGATCAGTGTCCACTAGGTTTACTAACTTGCCCATGCTTTCCGACCTAAGCAAGGCAGAGTAGTGTTGAATACCAGAGCATGTGCAATCAAGCACTACAGGCAATTGGCATACGTACCCAAAGCCATGCTTCAAGAACTGTTGATAAGCATGGCAGAAGGCTAAGAACTGCCACGGATCTTTTGCTTTAGACCAAAACTCAAGATGAACCCATGGGTTCTTGCCGCATGAATCTATTTGCCGTTCATTCTGTACAACCCAATCAATGCGTTGTTGCAAGTTAAGTTTGCTGTGTCCGAAAACGTTAGCTCCATGCACCCGTAGCCAGTTGAGTTCAGACTCATTGCTTATGGGTTTACCGTCAGCAAATTGCAGCAGGCTGCGGCCTATGTCGTTGCCTTGTGGGTTAAGAAACGGCGGGCGGTAATAGTATCTGCCCCTAAAATCTAATTGCATAGGGAAATAAATCTTTTCGCATTGAACAAAACGATTGGCTACCCATATCATTTTGGCAATTACGACACGTTTAGTTATTGTCTTTTCATTGCGTTCATGGATATGCCTAGCTTCCCATCGCCATTTCTGCACAACGGGATCAGTTTCTTCTAAATGCTTAGGGTACGGCGGTATTGACCAACCTTCTCTTGGTATTAGCTTGCCAATCTCTAGGCCCTTGTCCCAAGCAAATTGCAAGTGCTTTAATTGCCAGTTGTTTATTTGCCATGGCACTGACTGCTGTTGGTTAGCAGCTTTAATAAACGGTTCATTTCCTGTTATCTGCTCAGCTATTTCTGAGACGTAATCTTTTATAAGCTGCGAGTTAATT